ATTTCTCAGAAAATTACAGGATTATTTTCAAAAGTAACTCCTGGTGTAAAAGAAACTACCCCAAAAAGTAGTAATGTTGCCGCAAAAGGAGACTTGAATGGATTCTGGAAATATGGTGGAAGACCATTAGATCTTCTTCATTTCCACTCTGATATTAGATTAAAGAAAAATATCAAAAGAATTGAAGATTCTGCATCATTATCGCAAGTAATGAAATTAAATCCAGTTTATTATGAATGGAAAGAAAATACTCCAAGTTCTTTACGACAGAATTATCCAGAAGGACGACAGATTGGATTAATTGCCCAGGAAGTTCAGAAATATATACCTGAGGTAGTCAAAACAGAACCTTTGTATGATAAAGAATATAAAGGTATTGACTATGGAAGACTTGTGACTGTATTGATCGGTGCAGTTCAAGAACAACAAAAAGAAATTACTGAATTGAAAGAAAAAGTAGCAGCACTGGAGGCATCATAATGGCAATTAATATTGATGATAAACTTGTAAAAAGAGCAATTAATTTTTTAGAAGAAGAACAAACTCAGTTAGAAGGTGCTTACGATAGACAAGCAGTGCCAGGAGTTTCTCCTGGAATGGAATCTGAGTTCATACCAAAAAATACTCAATTTTCCGAGAGAACTGAAAAAAGAATTACACAAAATTCAGAAGGATTATATTCTTCTGAGGATGTAGTAGTCAAACAAAAGTTTTATGATGAAAGTATAGTAGAAGAACAAGAACAAAAATTTAAACAAGAGGCAGAAGATCTTCAAGAAATAGCAAGAGCATTTGATAATGAAATTATTCGATTAAATGGATTAATTAATGCCAAAAAACAAATTATAGTTGATTTATCTGAGGAAGCAATTGGTCGAAATTGTTTTCCTGGACTTGGAAGAACTAATAGTACTGCATCGTTTAGATATAATGGAGCAAGATTTGCTAATATTAATCAAGATATAGAAAAAACTAAAATTTACACTAAAATGGCTGGTCCTGGATTTAATCCGGGAGCAGAAAATCCTTTTGATCCAGATACAACAGTAACACTTAATTCTTCATATTCTGGATTTGGTTATGAAAATTTTCAGAATAATCCAATCGCATTTACAAAAGATTCTTCGGGAGAACTTGTCCGGGTTGGTTTTGGATCTACAACTGCTGGATTTACAATTTTTTACTCAACAATTGATGGTGGTGGACCGGAAATAGGAAAAGGAAGATTGGATATTAGTACAGATGAGAATGATCATTCTACTACTTTTGCAGATGGAAGTCTTGGTGTTTGGACATATCAAGGTGTCGGATTTCAAAGTGCTACTTCGGGACAAGACAATTACGATCAATACGGAGTATCTGATCCCGATGTCGTTGGAAATGACACCCCAGCCCAATCTGCAACCAGATGCGTAGGAATTGCAAATAGTATCAATACTCTTTATTCGGAGATCATTGATTTAAGAAGAGAACGAGATTCTTATCGTAAAAATCTAAATGTACTTAAGAAAAATAAAGTAGAAAAAGAACTCTCTCACTGGGGTTATCAAAATACAAAGAATGAGGTTAATGTAAGAAAAACTAAAAATAAATCTTTAATTGCCGCCATTAAACAGTTGGATGATTCTGACGATGATGGCGTTCAAGAAGCAGGACTTGTATTGCATTTTGATGCCTCTGATAATTCCTCATACTTTGGAAGTGGAACTATTTGGTATGATGTTTCTAATGATGATTATGATGATAACGGAACGATTAATGGATTATTGGGAGTATCTACATCAAAATTTGTAGAAGATCCTTTAGATTCTCAAAAAAATTATTTCAGATTTGGTGGAGGATCCGGGTCCAATAATTCTGGAGGAGAATATGTAGATTTTGATATTACTGATAGTTTCTTTGGTGATCCTGATACAGTAACCGTAGAAATGTTGGCTCAAATAACTATAGGTTCAACTTTAACATCTTTTAACCAAGTTGATGGTGGAATGATGTTTGGTTGGAACACTTATGATGTGTGGGTCAAATCGGAAACTGATAATCCAGAATTTCCTGCACTAGGTTTTAACATAGGTGGAAGTGTATTGGTCGGATTAACGGCACAGAGAGTAAATGATCTCGGATTATATAATGATCGATTAGTAGAAGAAAGAGTAGAGGATGTTTTTCCCTCACAATGGGCACACTATACATTTGTAATGCATAAGTATAATAGCACCAGTGGAGTATCGGTAAAAGATCAACTTTTAAATAATAAAATTTATATTAATGGAGTCAGTGAATCAATAGAAGAAGTGAGAAGTGGTGCAACATATACCTCAGAAAAGATGATTTTTGGTCAAGCTGGAATATCTACAGGAATAGGGAGGATAGGTGGATGGAGAAAAGACGATCCCACCAGTGAATATAATTTACCAATGGAAGTTGCTCTTTTCCGTGTTTACAATAAAGAGTTGACACAAGAAGAAATAACTGCTAATTTTGAGGAAGTCAGAGGTAGATTTGATCTCTAACCAGTTCTCTGACTGGCACAGTTGACAACCCTGCTCTGATGCCCTATAATACTAAGGTAATCAACGACACACCATGAACAACACTGAATGCGTACAAGGTATTGTGATTGACATCTGCTCTCGTTCCTTTCTACTTTTGGGAGATGAGGGTGATGAACGAATGGTACAATGTGACACGGTTGATGAGTTTATGCGTGTACTGGACTATGTGACTTCTAATCTTGAGGATGATCAGATTGAGTATGCCGACCTTGCCGTATCATCATAAATAAACCAACTATGGAAATTTTCACTGTGAAAGAATGGGAAGAAAATTTTGATGAATTGTTTGAAAGAGTGGAAAATGGAGAACGAATAGGCATTATAAACGAAGAAGGTAGAGCAGCAATTATGATGCCTGCCGATGATGAACTTTTGCGAATATACACTGAGGATAATAACGAAGCTCAGTAAGTTCATCTTTTTTCTTGCTCGTGAGACTTGGTAGTCAGAGTCGCCTTATAAGCGATTTGCACCAGATTAGTGCCTTTGAGATGGTTCGAATCCATCCACGAGTATTGGTAGTCGTTAGACAGATAGCCTAAAAAGACGCCAAGTGTAGATGTGATGTAAGGAAACACGCCTCGTCGGAGAGTATTGCAGGTATCAAACCCTGTCATCTACACTATTATACATATAACTCATAACTTTTCTAAATAGTTATGAGTTATATTTGAGTCATGCCAAGAAAAAGAAAGACCTCTGCTGATTGCGATGCTATCAAAGAGTATCAACGCAACTGGTTGAGAGAAAAACTTAAAAATGACCCTGAGTACAAGGCAAGGCATTATGCCAACAAGCAAAAAAGGCACGATGAAAACAAACGATTACTCACAGAAGTAAAAGAAACTGCATCGTGTGCTGCTTGTGGTGAATTTCACCCAGCATCTTGTATGGATCATCATCACTTAGATCCAAGTGTAAAAGAAAAACAAATTTCTTCTATGCTTTCGGCAAATTCTTGGAAAAAGATTGAAGAGGAGATGAGCAAGTGTGTGCTATTATGTGCTAACTGCCATCGCAAAATCCACAACAATCTATTGACGCTGGTTTAGCAATTTGGTAAATGCTCTGAACTCATAATTCAGCTAAAGATGGGTTCGATTCCCTCAACCAGCACTTGACAATCAGCACTCCAAGTGGTATGATTGTCCTATACAAACGGGTGATTGGCGCAGTGGTAGCGCAGTTGCTTTACACGCAATTGGTCACTGGTTCGAATCCAGTATCACCCACCTTGCGAGTATGGTGGAATCGGTAGACACACCAGACTTAAAATCTGTTGACCATTGCGGTCGTGGGAGTTCAAGTCTCCCTACTCGCACTAGGGGAAGGAGTTTGCCCCACTGTTAGTAAAGTTACTCTGCGAGAACCGAGATTAATATTAGGGTTTTCTCCTATGGGTAAGTGGTGTATATGAGGTTCCTGGTGGTGCGGGAACCTTTTTTATTGAAAATAAATAAGATTAAAAAGAAGTGTTATGTCTTATACAGTATCGACAAAGAACTGTTGGTATAACGATCATAAAGTTATAGTGAAGATGTTCTTTTTGAATGATGTTCCATTTACCTTTGATGATTTACCAGAAGGTTATATGTATGACCACAATATTGTAGAGGAAGCAGACAGAAACATAGCATATAGTGTGGACGATATTTACAAAGGTTCGAATTATCTTATCTTAGAGAATTGTCATCCTTGCTTTGACGCGATAGAGATATTAAATCCGGAGAATTTGCCAGAAGATATACAAACATTTTACAATGGTGAGGAAGATTTACTGGGATAAATAAAACATAGAAATCCCCCCAGAAGTTGTAATACCATGCCTCTGAATAAGTTAGATAATATCATCAAGAACACTGAAGGTCGTATTTTATATGTGAGTCCTTCAGATTTAGATGCGACTGATAGTATTAGTAATCAAGGTAATTCACTTGCTCGTCCATTTAAGACCATACAGAGAGCACTTATAGAATCTGCCAGATTTTCTTATGTAAAAGGAGATAGTAACGACGAAACTGAGAAGACAACGATTCTCCTTATGCCCGGAGAACATGTTGTAGATAACCGTCCTGGATGGTCAATAGCATTAAATGGAGGGGCAGTAGAGGTAAAATCATCTGATAAATTTGCAGTTTCCAACACAGGAGCATTAAATTTAGATTTAGATTCTAATTTCGACTTAACACAGAGAGATAATGATCTTTATAAGTTTAATAGTGTCAATGGTGGAGTTATTGTACCCAGAGGAACTTCGATTGTTGGTCTTGATTTAAGAAAAACAAAAATAAGACCTACTTATGTTCCCAACCCAACATATACATTAGAATCAATTCCAAAGAGTTCTATTTTTAGAATTACTGGTGCGTGTTATTTCTGGCAATTTTCCATTTTTGATGCAGATGAATTTGGAACTGTTTACACTCAGCCAAGTGATTTTAGTTTAAAGGCAACACCAACTTTTTCTCACCATAAATTATCGGTATTTGAATATGTCGATGGTGTAAATAATGCAATTGTCCAGGGAAATGATAAAGGTTTAACAGACCTCCAAATGTATTATGCAAAACTTTCTTATGCCTACGGGACTGGATCTGGTAGAACAATTGATTCTGATGATATATTTGATGCCAATGATGTCGTTGGATTTAGTCCAAGAAGACCCGAATTTGAAATAGTTGGGGCATTTGCTGCTGATCCTATTTCAATTACATCAATCAAATTGGGTGATGGTGGAGCAAATCCAACAAGATTGGTTACTGTCACCACTCAAACGGATCATAATCTTAATGTAGGAACACCTATTCGTATTAGTGGTGTTTTTGGTAATAAGCCTGATGCCAACTTCGTATATAATATTTCCACTAAAGTTGTATCATCAATTGATAATAGACAATTTACTTATACCATAGAAGCATCTGATAAAGAAATTGCATTAGCTAACCCCACTGTAAATGAGGGTATAGTTACAGTGGAAACAGACACCGTAACTGGTGCTTCTCCTTACATCTTCAACATCTCCATGCGTTCAGTATGGGGTATGAACGGTATGCACGCGGATGGAAGCAAAGCAACTGGTTTCCGTTCAATGGTTGTTGCTCAGTTTACTGGAGTGTCCCTTCAGAAAGATGATAGAGCATTTGTAAAATATATTCCATCAAGTAGAGAATATAGTGGAGAGTCAATCTCACCAGTTACCGGTGCCACATTATCATCACAATCTTCATCTAGTGGTACAGTATATCATTTAGATTCTGATGCCATTTATAGAAAAGATTGGGAACAAACTCACATCAAAATGTCAAATGATGCGATTGTTCAGATTGTTTCGGTTTTTGCGATTGGATATAATAAACATTTCGAAACAGACACCGGAGGAGATGCCTCTGTAACAAACTCAAACTCCAACTTTGGACAACTGTCATTAATATCTCGCGGATTTAAAAAGGAAGCATTTGACAAAGATAATAAAGGATTTATTACACACATTATTCCACCAAGAACTATTGTTTCCGAAGAAGAAAATATTGATTGGTTGACAATTGATATTGATAAAACAAAAGAAGTTGGTAGTAATCAACGTTTATATCTGAATGGATTTGATAATGAATCGGTCAAACCTCCCATCTTAACACAAGGATATCGTGTTGGTGCTAAGATTGGTGATAGAATCTATCTGGATATTGGAGGAACAGAATATTCTGCCTCCATTTTGATGAATAATAGTGGCAATTATTCTTCTTATAGAGAAGTCCCTATTAGTCAGGTAGATAATAATGAATTTGTATCTGCAGAACATGGGTTTACGACTGGAGAAAAAGTTATTATTATAAGTGATGATGGAGATTTACCAGAAAATTTAAAGACGAATACTGTTTATTATGTAATTGATTCGGGTGGTAATCCAGGTAATAGATTTGAACTTGCGGCATCAAAGGCAGAATCGGATAATCGACAGGCAATTACCGTTTATGGTGGAACAAATTTAAAAGTTATATCGAGAGTATCAGATAAACAGTCCGGTGATGTTGCACACCCTGTTCAGTGGGATGGTTCTCAGTGGTATATTAAAGTTGGAGATAATGGCATTTATACTGCAATTTCCGGTCTTAGTGGAGTATCAGAACCAACGTATCTTAAGAGAATACCGGATACTAGAAGTCTTAATGAAAAACTTTATAAAGCTAGATTTTTCATTCCAAAACAACTTACTAATGCAAAAACACCAGAAGCTGGTTTCATTTTACAAGAATCAAGTTCTACTGGATATCGTGCGAATGGTGATGTAACTAAAACATCGATTACAATTGCTGATGATTATGATTTTGGAAGAAATCCAAGATTTATCAGTACTTGTTCACATGGAGCAGGAAAGGCAACTGTCAGAACAGAATTGCCACACAACTTACAACTTGGTGATACGGTTATTATTAAAAATGTAACTGATAGTAGCACTGGAGGCAATGCATACAACGGAACTTATACTGTCAGTGATGTTGATAATGATTTAGAATTTAAATATGAATTAGAAAGTATTGCTGGAGCGTTTACAAATGACACCACATTAAGAACAATAAACTCACCAAGATTTGAAAGAAATGATCTTCAAACAAATATTTACATTTATAGAAATGAAGTTATTTCTGAATATATGGAGGATGATCAAGATGGTATATACCACTTGTACTTACTGAATGCCGATAATGCAATTTCTGAAGAATTTACAAATCTGAAGTATAGTCAGAATGTAACCGACCTTTATCCACAATTAGATAGAGATAATATTAATGATGATCCAAAATCGGCAAAAACTTTTGCTTTAAGGTCTCCTATCGGTGAAGTTGAGACAAATGACCTTAAGAAAAGTATTACAAGAGAAACGACCGATAAGTTACTGACGACACTTGGTATTGGTCTTCAAGTATCTGGTGTAGATGATCCAACATCTACAACACCAATAATTACTTTTGATAGAAATCATGGATTAAATGGCATCGTAAGTGGAAATGTAACCGCAGGTTCAGGTTATAACACTGGCACTTATCAAAATGTTAGATTATTGAATGTCAGTCAAACTGGAACTTGGAAAGGAGCAACTGCGTCAGTTGTTGTTTCTAATGGATCTGTAGGCATTACAACAATTATAAATCCTGGTTCTGGATATAATGTTGGTGATAATCTTTTCTTTGATCAAAGCGTAATAGGAGCAGGAGATGAGGCTGCTAGATTTACTGTCTCAGGAGTTTCTTCTGCGACGGACCATGTTATTCAATTTACTGGTGTTGGAACAGTATCTGATACTTATCATCGCATTATAACCGCAGTTGGTGGAGGATCCACAGTAGCAATTTCAAGAACAACCGGAGATCCTGAAATTGGAACAAATCATTATGGTTTCATCATTGGAAAATCTGTTGCATTCACAGCATCCGGAAACACCATTACTGCAAATCAACATGGTCTTTCGGTTGGAAACAAGTTTAGATCCATTGATGATAATGGAAATAATCTTGGTGATTATATTGTCGGAATTGCCACTCTCCCTAACGAATTTGAAGTTACTGGAGGAATTGGGGGTGCTTCTGGATTTATCTTAAAACATGGATTATCATCCAATTCCGGAGTTTCTGATAGAACCGAAGAGAACTTACAATCAAGAGCATTTACCATTTTTGATGGTGAAACGATGACTCTTTCTGAAAGTGGTTCGATAGGTATTACCACTACTATATTTGAAGTCAGTAATGCCGGAATTGGAACTGAGGAGAGATTCCCACTTGGTTCTTATATTCAGGTAAATAATGAAATTATGAGAATTGCCAGCGATTCTCTGAGCGGCACTGATAATAATCAAATCACTGTTCTTCGTGGAGTTCTTGGAACACAGGTACAAACTCATGCTGAAGGTTCTTTAATTAAAAAAATCAAAGTTCCTTCGATCGAACTTCGTAGACCATCAATTATTCGTGCTTCTGGTCATACATTTGAGTATCTTGGATATGGTCCAGGAAACTATTCCACAGGACTTCCTCAGGTTCAAAATAAAACTCTGACTGAAAAAGAGGAGTTTTTAGTACAATCTCAGGAAAGAGGTGGTGGTATTGTTGTTTATACTGGAATGAATAACAAAGGTGACTTTTTCATTGGAAACCAGAAGAAGACATCTGCTACAGGTGAAGAGGTTACTTTCGATACTCCAATTCCAACAGTAACAGGTGAAAATCCATCAAGATTAAGTGCCGTATTTGATGAGGTCACAGTAAAAGAAAGATTAGTTGTTGAGGGTGGTGACTCAAAACAAATTCTCTCTCAATTTGATGGTCCGGTTACAATCAATAATGAAACTAGATTTACAAATAATGAGAGCATTTCTGGAAATCCTGCGATTAAAGTTTCATATGATAAGGACTCAACAGGAACAACTTCTGGAGCACTTGTAGTTGAGGGTGGTGTTGGTATTGGTAAGTCTGTAAATATCGGAGGTGGTGTTGGTATTGATAAGAATGTAAATATCGGTGGAAGTGTATTCCTCCCTGATGATAAGAAATTAGTATTTGGAACTGATCCATCATCACCTGATGATAAGAATCATCAGTTTGAAATTTATGCTTCTCCATCAAACGGATCAGGAGGATATGGAGCAAATATTATAGGTTGTGCATCAACTGACAGAGCACTTCGTGTTCAGACAGATGGAGTATTTATTGTAGAGGGAACTGATGGGCAGAATCTTATCAGAGCAACCAATCCTAAGTGGACGAACACACTTGGTGCTGTCAATAACCCTGGAGGAAAGGGATCAGTTGAACTTTATTATCTTAATGATACTGGAGATGCCAATAATAATGATGGTCTAAGACTCTCTACAACTGGATACGGTGTCACGATTAATGGTGGTGTTTATGCCAGTGGAACTTCAACATTTGATGCTGGTGTAAAAATTACTGGTGTTGCAACAGCAACGACATTTAGTGGATCTTTAGAGCATACTTTAACTCTGGGGACTGATGGCACTGGTTTATCTGGTTCAGCAACTTATGATAACGGGGGTGCCGTAACATTTACGGTAACTTCTAACGCAAAAACTACAAACACTGGAGGAGCAATAGTTGCTCGTGATTCTAATGGTGGATTCTATGCTGGAATAATTACTGCTACTTTTTCTGGCGGCTTAACGGGTAATGTAACGGGTAATGTTGAGGGTGATCTAACGGGTAATGCCGATACTGCTACTAATGCTACTAATGCTGATAAGATTAAAACTGTAAGACGAGCGACCAACGTTACTCATTATTTGACATTTGTTGACTCTAACAACTCTACTAGTACTGCCGAATCTCTTTATACAGATGCTGGAATTTACTATAATCCATCAACAAACGATCTTTCAGTTACAGGTGACATCACAGCATTCGCTTCTTCTGACGAAAGACTGAAAGATAACATTACGCCTATTGATAATCCACTTGCAAAAGTCATTTCGATCAGTGGCAATACATTTGATTGGAATGAGAATAGTGATAAGGAAGGATCTGATACTGGTATCATCGCACAAGAAATTGAGGCACTTGGACTTCCTGGACTAGTCACAACGAGAGATAATGGATACAAGGCAGTCCGTTATGAAAAACTTGTCCCACTCCTCATAGAGGCAATCAAGGAACTCTCTGGCAAGGTTGATGCATTAGAGGAAAAATTATCCGATAAATAACTCTAAAGCTTATAATAATGGCAAATTATAGGAAGTCATTTAATTTTAGGAATGGTGTTCAGGTTGATAATGATAATTTTGTAGTCACTGGTAGTGGTCTTGTGGGAATTGGAACTTCCCTCCCACAAAATCATATATTGGATGTTTATGGTGATACAAGAATTTCTGGATTGGCAACCGTTGGGTCTTTATCTGTTTCAGAAACAGTTAAGGTTGGATCCGGAATTACCATGGATTCAACGAGTGGAATTATATCCGCCACTGCATTTTATGGAGATGGATCTAATCTCACTGATATTACAATTGAATCTGCATCTACAGCAACTTATGCTGATAGTGCTGGAATATCGACTTATGCCGAAACAGCAGGTATTGCAACCGCATTAGAAAACTCAAGAGATTTTAGTGTTTCTGGTGATGTATTAAGCCATACAGTATCTTTTAATGGTACTAGTAATGTTGCATTAGGAGTTACATTATCATCAGATTTCAGTGCTAATACTAGTGGCATCATAACTTCTACTGGTGGATTCTATGGAGACTTAACTGGTGTAGCATCAACTGCCACTGAATTACAAAATCCAAGAAACTTTAGTGTTTCTGGTGATGTATTAAGCCATACGATATCCTTTGATGGCACTGGTGATGTTGGGCTTGGAGTTACATTATCATCAGATTTTAGTGCTAATACTACAGGTATTATAACTGCATCAACTCTCGATTCTACTAATTTGACAACAGGCAGTATTGAAGTCGAATCTGAAAATTCCACTATTGAAGTAATAGGTTCTAATAGTGCCTATATTTCTATAGGTTTTACTAGTCCTACTGTAGGAATTGGTAGTACTTATGCATCATTAAGCTTTTCTGATACAGATTTATTAATTAGAAATTATGATATTGGAAGCATAAATTCCTATCTTCAGGTAGGTGGTCCCGGATTAACTACAGGAAGATTTAATTGGTATGATGGAGATACTAATACTTTATTGATGGCACTTACTCATGAAGGTAAATTGGGAATTGGGATAACAAATCCGGAAGAGACATTTGAGGTCGTGGGGACATCAACAGTTACGACTGATTCTTATGTTGGTAATGATTTATTTGTCGGTAATGACTTGAATGTTACAGGAAGTATCACTGGAAATTTCACATTACAAGATCCTATTACATCAAAAGTAAATGCAACAGGTGTAAGTACATTTTCATCCATTAATATATTTGGATCGGGTTTAAATCAATTGGGGATTGGAACAGATGATCCCCAATATGATATTGATGCTACAGGAAAAGTTGCCAGATTTGGATCTGTGGCAATTAGTACTGATAATGCAATATATAATGTTGATGTTGGTGGTGGAGTTAGAGCAACCGATGGGTTTTTAAGTTATGGAACAAATCCAGTACAAATTGGTATTCAAACGGTTGGTGAGGGAGTTGGTTTATCAACTTATCTTGTATTTACCGTTGTTGGTATTGGAAGCACATCTTTTCTCTTAAGTTAATATGGCAGTAACTGTATCTAACGACGCATCATTTAGTAGTGGAGCAATATCCTTCAGTGCTCTAAGATCTAAATTCAAAAATACTAATATTGGTTCTGTGAGTTTATCTAGTCTTATAAGGCAAACATCACTATTATTGGAAAGTTCAGACCTGACAGTTCCTGACGCAACAGAAAATGAGAATATCCCAACAACAGCAGAACCTGACAGTAATATACAATTATCAGATTATAGAGGATCTGTTACTTATTATGATTTAATTCAAACAGAGACAAATGAAGATCTTGATATTGACGAACTATTTTCTTGGAATAGTAATCTGGGTAAAAATGTTCCAAAAACATTTTATGTAAATGGCACTATAGGAACAAGATCGACCGATAATTATGCTGCTAGCTTTGATGCTGCAGCATTCAATTTATCAATAAATATTGGAACCAACGGGTCAATACAAGGTGCAGGAGGTGCTGGCGGAACTCCATCATCACCAGATGGAAAAGATGGTGGAAACGCATTATATGTTAAATCAAATACTACTTCTGGAAGTTCAGCTACAAGAAAAATAAAATTATACAATACGGGTAAAATTTATGCCGGTGGTGGCGGTGGTGGATGTGGTGCTAAGGGAGGAACTGGTGGTGCAGGAGGATCTGTAAGAGGTTTATCTGGTGGTGCTGGTGGTGCTGGTGGTAATGGTGGCAATGGTGGTAATGGTCGAGGATATGATCAAGCAAGAACTGATGGTTCTGATGGTTCTGATGGTGATACTGGTGTTGCTGGTGATACAACAAATTATTATGATCTGTCCAGAACCTCACGAACATATAGAGCAGGAAGAGGTGGCACTGGAGGAAAAGGAGGTATTGGAGGAAATGGTGGAAATTGGGGAGAATCAGGAACCGTAGGTAAAGATGGATATGTTGGAAAGGATGGAAACTCTACAGATAGATCTATGGCTTATTATGCAAATTGGAGTGGGACTCAAACGGTGGAGTTTCGGGTAAGTCGAGATGCTGAATTTAAAATTGATTTGTGGTTTGGGGGATATAATCAGAGCACTTTTCCCGCAACTAGTGAAAATGAGAGGATTGGTCATACTCTTGGTTCAAATTCACCAGGATCAAACAGTTTTGCCTGTAATAGAGGAACTTATTACGAAGATAGAAATGTTGTTGGTGGAATTTATGCTCCAGTTCATGCTGCTGATCGGGCGATTCGAGGAATAAAAGGAATAAGGGTTCTTACTATTCGTTATACTCAACATGGACCGGCCACTTTTTCTGTAGATGATTCTGGTAATGATTCTAGTTTCGATTATACTGATATAGAAGTAACACCAAATATAGGATTGTTATATAGTTCCTATAGTGCACCTGGATCTGCTGGAGGATCTCAATTGAATAATCATGGTTCTGGAGGTAGTGCTGGAACAGCAATATCAGGAACAAATTATATTATTCAATCTTGACAAGACTCTAAAAATCCTGTAGACTACCTTTGTCTAGGTTGAAGAGAAGGACTAAGATTCTTTAAGACACTATAGAAACCGTCTACTGACTCTAGTAGACGGTTTTCTGCTATAATGACTCTATTGAATCAACACCACATGACCATCACTCTCCGTCCCCACCAACATGATGCCACCAGGTCAATGCTAAAGCACGATAAGGGTCAAGTAATTGTTCCGACAGGTGGTGGTAAAACAATGTGTATGATTGATGATACTCAAACGCATTTCAAACTATTTGATCATCAAGTTCATGTGGTAGTAGCCCCACGAATATTATTAGCAGAACAGTTGTGTTCTGAGTTTCTAGAGCATATCGATGCACATGTATTGCATGTTCACAGTGGAGAAACTGATCATTTTAGTACCACTAAAGCAAAGACGATTAAAGCATGGTCTGAGAACATTGATGGCAATCAACTGATCTTTACGACTTATAACTCCTTACACCGTATTCAAGAATCTGGTATTAGAGTGGATACGGTTTATTTTGATGAAGCACATAACAGTGTTAAAAGAAACTTTTTTCCTGCTACAGAGTTTTTCAGTGATTATGCTGATCGTTCTTATTTCTTTACTGCGACTCCGAAACACTCTGTTACTGTATCGAAACCAGGGATGAATGATGCAAAGGTTTATGGTCAGGTAATTTGTAATGTTTCTGCACCTAAATTGGTTGAAGAAGGATACATTCTTCCTCCTAAGGTTGTTGTGAATGAGTTACCTCAGG